TAAGACAGCTGTTTCAGCTCTTCTGGCTTGCCAAAACATTTGTAACCTACTTCTTCTGCCCTTGAGAGGGAGGAACGATGCAACCATTCTCTGCCATAGTCCATTTAGCAAAGGGTGCAAAGAGTACGTCACAATAGGAAGGCTACCAGAGAGATAGTCTATCACTTCGGCCCGATGCCACCCTTTCCCGAAGGTTCGGATGTTATGCCACGCCGAGGGATAGTATTCCCTGATCCAGTCTGACAATGTTTTGTCTTTAGGTCTTAAAGTGTTATAATCCGTCGTTGCCGTCGCAAGTTCAGGATTAGCTCCAAAGAGTGGGACTTTCGCCTCCAGGGTAGCTACGGTCCGGGCAATATCCTCGACAGGCCTATGATCTAAGTCTATCGGGGGATATTTATCCACTAGATCCACCTCGACTTTTATTGCCCGCCGTCTCTCCCTCCTGACGTTTCTCAACCATACATCTCTGTAAGCCCGAGAAATTTCGGGAATATCATCAGCCCTGAGCGTAGAAAGCAACTCTTTCTCCGCACAAGCATCAGCCACATCTTGGGAGATGGTCAAGTCATACCTCTCTTTGAAGTGAAGTGCTATTTTCGTACTCCGCCACTGAGTAGTGTTTAGCACTCTAACGTCTGCTGCATCTCGGACAGTAGACAAAGCCGGCTCAATTTTATAGATGTGAGCTCCATCTGTAGGCTCTATTCCGAATCCCCCCATTTCGATAGGACTTGAAAGAACTTGGATTGGTAGTGAATGATCTCGGCACCAATCGGCGCGAAGGTAATCCCATAACGCATTCACTCTATCTTCCTTCCAGGGCAGCCGACGTCTTAGAGTCTTGATCGTTTCAAAAATCGCTCTTATAACATAATCAGGACTCCAAGGAGCACTGGTCCAGGGTTTGCGCTGGCAAAGGCCGGGTAATGCCCGACACGGGTACCCTCGAGTCCTAACCCTATCGAACCAAACCCTTAGGAACTCCATCCCGCCTTCCTGCAGTGAGAATTTCCCCTCACCACCTTTGACACCGATTTGAGTATAAGCGCAATTCACCAAGGATCCCGTCTGCCAATTGGGCGTGTATATCGCGCTGTCGTCTCCTCTGATATATCTCTCTATCGTGTCAGTCTTGATTCCTATCTTTTCAAGAAGTTTCAACGCCAGGCCAGTCATGACAGTATTCCAGGCATTGCCTACCAGCGAGGTGATTCTTAATCCGGACATGAGACCACCTGTTACTTTCCATTTCGCTTCCTTATCAGTAGCCCGATATTCTAGAGTCGCATTGTCAAAGCTAGATAGGATGTTTTGTCGAACGTGGTCAAACTCAGTTAGATCATTGGGTGACACATTTGATCGTGCCTGGTCCAACAGAAAGCGAGTTATGGATACGAGCTCTGTGGTTAGTGGTTGGTGATCAAACCCCTCATAATCAAAAGGTAATCCCACGTTGTGTGAACAGAGCTCTACCATCTTCCAAAGTCGCTCTGTGTGCTTGACGAAATCTTCATCTGTGGTAGAGCCGGGCCATTGATTGTAAGCTCCATTCAAATACTCCAAAGCCCAAGTCAATTGCAAATAAAGTGGAAGGTCCGTAGCCACTGCCATTCGGACCTTACCCAACTCACTTTTGACTATTGAATAATTTGCCTGCTTGTTCCAGTCATACGACAAGTCTGCTAGTTCCCGAAGATCGACCACATCAGGTACAGTATTCTTCCTGGCTTTGATCTTGACCTGTTTTCCGTCTATATCTAGCTCCAACTTGCCTACACTCGAGCTGCCACTGGTGGTCCAATCACCCTTCTGAACCCATTCTTTGAAGGGGATTTTCTTCCGTAAAGGAAGTCGTGGCACATCCATCTTGAGGAATTCTTCTACGAGGTCGTCAAAAGCATACCCAAAATAGTTGTGTTCAAATCCGCCGTGAGCTAAATTCTTAGTCTCAGCGATCGGATCGAAGCCAGGAAACGGTAGATTTCGGTACCCTGCCATCCCACTTATCTCAACAAATTCTTCCCAGTGATCCACGTCTAGCCCGGAAGTCTTTATCAAGACAGTCATCTTTTTAGAAGCTTTCACGAAGTGGTCTAGATCTCCGTCGAAGATGCCTGCTTCCCGGATCATCTCCATTGTCTCCACTCCTAGTACTAACGTAAAGATAAAGAAGTTTGTTACGAAGATATAATCCCATCCTTTCTTCACTGTTGCTTCGACAAAAGCACGTTCTCCCATCAGCTTCTTCTTCTTAATCATCCTTACGTAGTCAGGGAGCCTTGTTCTACGTATTGACTTATCTTGCTTAGCTCTGAAAGGAAACTCTGAAATGCATTTTTCTTCCATTTCCTTTCGGCTGGCCGTCGAAAACAGATCGTCCCAAAAGCTATGTGGCACTAGCTCCTGCTTAGAAGAAGTTTTCGGAATGAGAGCGACCAATCCACGCCAAGGTAACTTATTACCGGGCCTAGATAGTATACTCCCGT